AACACTTACAGTCCAATGAACGTTTTTGAATTTACATATTAAGTCAAATACGCCGGTGTCAGTGCTGCTTAGATTGGTGTTTATTCTTAAATTGACGTTTGGATTTTTTTCATATAATAATTTTAGTAGTTCTCGATTTTCATTCATCAATAATGGTTCGCCTCCAGCAAGATAGACATTTTTTAATTTGCTTACATTTTCAAAAACAAAATTTTTTATATTGTGTCTCGCCTGCATCGAAGATTTAATTTCTCTGCCTATTTCCTGGGCCCATTTGCTGCTGTACTCTGGACCGCAATAAACACAAGCCTGGTTACAATGATTAGTCCAGCGCAGGTCTACATGATGTAGTGAAAAGTTTTCTATGTTATCGTACAGGGTCATGTCAATTGAGGGCGCTAACTCTTTCATATAATACAACCTACTGCTGATGCTGGAGAGATTTTTCCTTCCTCTTTCTTGCGCATGGCATCCACTACAATTTTTTGGTTTTTTATCATAGAGCATTTGTTCTTTTATTTTTTTATTAGGATTATCTTGCAAGATAGATAGAATATCTTTGTTTTGTGTATCACCAAGAATAGTTTTTGATATTATGCAATTTTTTATTGTGCCGTTTGGCTCAAGTTCGAAGCCAGTCCATGGCAGCACACAGAAACTTTTGTTTTTTAATATCTTTTTAGCATCCATTATATGGGAATTCTTTTTTTGGTGTGACCAATACTTATTTCTGTTATGTTGATGTTTTGATTTAGAGTAAAAATATCAATAATATTTTTTACCCACACATCAACGTTTGCCTTATTTACGTTATTAAAATTTTCTTGTGTAGCAACACCCCCTGGACGTATTATAGAAATTTGAGGCCAACTGTTCTTGAATCTCAATTGTCTCGACGCTTCGTCTAGAGCAATCTTTTGATTACGATATTGACTCATTGTTAAATCGTTTTGCCCGTCGGGCGTTCCGTTGATCGGTTGCTCGGTCATTTGTGTACCAATATTCCAAATATATTTTTCTTTGCTCTGCCATCTTTGCCACACGGCATATAATAACTCTGTCTGTGTATATTGAGTTTGAGCATTATTAATGAACATCTCGCAAGGTTCTATCAGACTGGCAGTGTGTTCTATACGACGTATATTGTCTCCTGTGCGTCGGCTTATGCCCACGATCTCATGACCACGAGATTCTAGTATTTTGGTAAAGGCCTGTCCTATGCCCGCTGTGTGTCCGGTAATTGCTATTTTCATACGTGGTTGATAAACTATATTTAAATACATGTATGAAATCTTATCACGTTCTAGAGTGTGCAAATCAAAAACAAATATCAAACGAATTGCACTTGTTTTTGTTGAAAGAGAACAGAATATTAGAAAAAGATAATTTAAAATTTTGGAATTTTTTAAACAAAAAAGAGTTGTTTAATTGTTTAAAAGAATGTGCTGCATTATCACACTGGTTTGAAACCCTGGGATTAAAAGCCAGAGAAGGCAGCTTTACTGTCTATAATAATGAAATAAAAACTTCTCCTCACATAGATGCTCCCCCCGTGGTAGCAAAAATTAATTTTCCTGTTTGCAACACCACCGATACCTATAATGTTTGGTTTGACGAAAATAAAAAAGAGATCGACAGGGTAGAATGCATTAATCCAATAGTGCTAAGATCTGATATTCTACACACTGTAGAAATAGGCAAGTTGGCTCTGTTTCCTAGAATACAAATGAGCTTTTGTTTTTACAAGGAACCTATTGATTATCTAAAGTAGGGATTTCAATAAACTGCTTTGGGTAAGTTTTAATCTTTGCTCTCACATGATTTAATACATCTTTATACGCTTGGTGTTTTGCATGTGCGGGATTCATTATATTTTTTCCTTCGAAGTTTGCAAAAGTATTCCAATTGTTTATCTTGTTTAACCACACATGGTCGGCCGAGTATTTTTCTGCAAGCTCTATAATACCAGGCATTTCATGATAATTCTCTGCTTGTACTACAAAATGTATTATAAATTTAAAATTTAATTTTAATTTTAGTTCTTTTATAAATTCTATATTTTCTATAATTTTTTTAAAAGAACCACCTCTCCTTAAACGTTCATAGGTTTCTAAGGAAGAGCCATCAATACTAACATTTAGCACATCTAATTTTTTAAACATGTCTTCGTGTCGTTGAAACATTTTTTTAACCAGCAATCCGTTAGTTTGTACACTAAATCTTACATGAGGAAAATTTTTTGTTTGTTTTATAAAATATCTATAAACCAAGCTGGCAAAGGGATCACCATCGCTGCCTATATGAAGAGTTATCGGATTGTCTTGAATATTAATGTATTCAATAATACGCTTGGCCAATTGCATTCTTTGTTCTAATAATTTGCCCGACTTTACAAATACTGTATTGGTACGACAGCTAGGACAACTAAGATTACAAGAATCATCAATAGCTAAACGTATATTTTTTATTTGAGATGCAACAGGTGCAGCAGGCCACCCCACCGGTCTGGCATCCAGCAGATACGAGCATTGTTTGTTGTTGCAATAACGATACGAGCCGTTACTAATAGAATGTTGTAGCCGATCTCGCATAGGAGATTTTAATATGTTGTCCAATGATTGTAAATTTAAATTGCCCATACTTTGTGGCAACCAAGAGGTACATTCGCAGGCAAAGCAGGAACCATTTTTATCAATTAACACAGTGTCAAACGGTCGTGGACAGAATATTTTTAATCCTAAATTTTTATTTGTGTCTATGCCGTACCAGTCAAATAATCTAGAGTTAATCACTTTTTAAGATCTGGATTGGTTAGATGATCCAGCGTTACCACCTCGTTGTCTGCCACGACGTACACATCTGTGGCTGGTCCGGTTTGTTCTCGAGATTGTTTTCTTTGGTCACTGCGTCTACGCAGCTGGTCTTGTTTCTGTTGTCGGCGCAGGTTTCGCTCGCCACTCTGTGACTTGTATGTGTAGTGTATGCCCATGGTGCATCTCCCGCTGTGCGATCATTGATACTGTAATTATCTGTTGAAATCTTATTGTACTGCAACATTGGGCGAAGGTCCGCGGACCCCCACTCCCAATATTGTTTTTGTGCCTAGAATGCGTAGTTGATTCCAACCGTTGTTAGGCTTGGATCTTTGCCCGCGCTTGGAGCAGTCATACCATTAAGATACATGGTACTGTTCGCATCGTTGTCCACTCTGCTGTGGGCTGCATAAACAGAAGCACCTGGTGCAAATGTTTTAGTCACGCCTAGAGTGTAGCCAGTGCCTTGATTGGCAGTGGTTTGAGCACCGTCTTTGGCCTGGGCATACACAGCATGAGCAGCTAGTCCATTGTTGTCCAGTGGCACTCTCACAGAGTACACATTGGCAGTGGATTTCACTGTGCTTGTGGTGGAGTTGTCTCCGTAGATGTAAGCTGCACCCACAGCAACTTTACCAAAGTCGTAAGATCCACCTATGCTCTTGGCATCCGTTTCTCCCACAGAGGTAGTTGCTTTCTTGGCTGCATATCCCACACCTAGTTTGGCTGCGCCTGCTGAGTAAGTCAGAGATCCAGACGTGATGTCAGACTTTGCATCAGTGGTTGCCGAAGTAGAATTGCCCGCAAATCCTGCTTGCAATTGTAATCCATTTAACACTGGCGAAACGTACTTGATCACGTTGCTGGCATCTGTGCCAATCTCAATGGCTGTGCCGTTCACGGGAAAGTTTGTGAAGTTTCCGAACTGCCATGACAGTGTGTCAATTTCTCCTGCCATTGACATGTCAGTGGTTCCCAAACGTACTTCTCCTGCCGAGCCACCTACTCCCACCCAAGCTTCACGAGTGAATACTTGTCCTGTGGTAGTGGTAGAACCCAATGTACCTGTTTGTGGTTTGAGAGCACCTTCAAGATTGAAGTTGAACTGTATGCCACCTAGGTCCGGTGAGTTGCCTCGAAATCCCAGTCGGCTGGTAGATAATCCACCTTCGCCTGCTCGGATCAATGAGTCTGTTCCGTTATCATAACTCTGTACGCCAGCGTCAACGTTGCCGTAAAAGTTAAGAACCGGAGCAGATGGTTTGGCCTGTGCTTTGGCTTTTTTGCCAGAAGCAAAAAATATCACCGCCGCGAGGACGATAATAACTGCAAGACCAATTACTATGTTTTTTTTGTTTTTCATTGTTTCTCCTTTAATTCTTGCACAAAGCAAGAAACGTGATTATACTGCAGGTTGTGTGTATAAGTCAAGAATAAAAGTTTACCAATTACCAAGAACCATTGGCATCAAAAATCTTGCACGCTAACTTGCGCTGTCGCTGTTTTAAAAAAATGCGCTGACGCAGGCAGCAGTAGGCTATTGCTTGGTAAATTTCTCCAGCACATAGCCCCTGGCGTCGTTGCATTCTATGTAGTCAGAATTATTGGCGTGTCTCACTGTGCCTTGCCCCCAGATCACGTCATGATCCTGCAGCGACAGGGCTCGCTTGATGGTGACGTCTATGTACTGGCCATTGCCCACCCCTAGTGTCACAAAGGTGATGTACTGTCCTCGATCTCCGCGGAATATCCTGCCATTAGCCACCAACCCAGCAAACTCCACTTGATCTAGATACAATTCTTTCACGTACATGCCATCGATAAATTCCTTGCCAGACCACCAGCCATATTTCCTATATTGGAACTGTGGTGTGTCCCAAAGATCAGAACAGGAGGGAGTGATCACTTCCAGTCCGGCACGCTTGGACTCTAACTTGTACACCCAACGTCGGTACGACCCCTGGCAGTGCTTCATGCAAGCCTGCCAAAACTTTTTATTGTTGTGTGCCTTTTGATAGGCCAGCGCCCAGATCAATCTTCCCAGGTTCACGGCATGAGCTCTGCACAGGCCAAATCCCGACAGACTCTGCAGCATCTCCACTATGGCCGACTTCTTGGGGTGGTTGCCCAGCCTCGTAGTGAATTCCAATATCTTCTCTTCATTTTTCTTTGCAAATGCACGCCTGTACATGTCTGCCTCATACTTGTCTATGTCCAACACTTCAGCTATGCGATCAATTGCATCATCCTCATACACTATGGCATCTTCCATCTTTTCCTGACTCCAATCATGAAACATAGAGGCCTTCTTCCTGCCTGACACCGCCACAGGTCTAATCAGTGCAGTAGCAAAAACGCAGTCCTTCCTGCTAGTGGGCTTTATGGCCCTAAACAGGCGCCGCATGGCTGGAGATTCAGCTTGGGTCACGCCCAGCACGTCACCTCTGCTCAGTAGGTCAGATGTGGCTTGGTCCTCTTCAGGATAATCTGTCAGTTTAGTGTATGGATCTATCTCCAACAACTGGCTTAATCCTCTATTGGCCAATATGTCCACTTTGAGATGTTCTAGGTCTTCCACTTCTTTCTTGTCCAGCAGTATCTGATTCTCAGCGGTAAACAGGCTCTTGGGCAGAGGTCGAGTGAACATCAATATTCCACCGCAATGTTTGGATATGCATCTCTTCTTGCCCAACAGTTTTTTTTCTATCCTCGTGGCTTCCTTCACGTCCACTCCCAAGGATTCATATTTAAAATTGCGAGGCAGGTTACCACGTATGCCCAAACGTTTGGCTGCTTCTCTCCTGGCGCTTTTATCTCTGTACAACACATAATTGGAGATCCTAGCGGACTTGCCCGGCCAGCGATCAAATATCCTCTGCATTACTTCTGCCTGCCTATGATGAGGAAAATCTATGTCCACGTCTGGTAGGTCATCCCTGTTAGGATTTAGGAAACGAGCTATGGGTATGTTCCATTCTATTGGATCTACATCAGTTATGCCCAGTAGATAACACACCAACGATGATCCAGCGGAACCTCGGGTCATATGAGTGATATCTCGTGTCAGCGACATGATGTCACATATCTGTATGAAGTAGTCTACGAAGCGCAGTTGTAATATAATTTTTGTTTCTTCTGCCAGGCGCTGTGTGTATTTTTCTAAGTCTGGGCACTGCCTGACAAATCTTTCGTACAGCCTGGTTACGTCTTTTAATTCTTGGTCTTTCATTGCCTATGTTCTCGCTTGCCTATTATTGCCTTAAGCAATATTAATTATCTAGGAAGAGATTGACCGGAAATTTTTTGATGTTGTCGCAGTTTGTTTTTTGGTATACCCACGTCTCTGCGTTCACAAGCCGAGCTTATCACACATGAAGCACACAACGGAGTGCGTGATATGCATACCCGTTTAGCATGTGTGATGAGCCACATGTGAGCTCCGTATTTGTATTTCTCTGGAGTAGTAGAATTAACAGTGATAGAGGCCTTGCCCTCGTCCAAACTGTCAGCCCAGCCCAGTTGCCACAGCAGCCTAAACACATGGGTGTCCACTGCTATGTGAGGTTGTCCCCACACGAATCTCATTATGATGTCAGAGCTCTTGCGACCCACTCCTGGCAGCAGCATTAATTCATCCTGTGTCTGTGGAACCTTACCATCAAACTTTTCTAGCAGCATTCTGCTGGTGGCCAGTATATTCTTTGATTTGGCATTGAATAATCCCGCAGGTCTTATGGCTGCAATGATCTGATCCTGTGTTAATTTCAGCATATCTGTGGGATTGTCTGCCAGTGCAAACAATTGTCTGCAGGCCACTGCGGTTCTGGCATCTTGTGACTGTGCGCTCAACATGACTCCTATGAGGCTGGTATAGGCCTTAGAATAAATTTTGGCCTTGGGTTTGCTGTTGGAATATTTTGGATAGTGCTGGCTGAGTTTTTGGTATAGATATTCTATATCATTACTGTTCTTCATCAGAATGTAAGTCGTTTAATAATTGTCTCAGCTTGCTGCCTTCTACTGTGGCTCTAACCTTGCCTACTTCGTCCCCTTTGGTTGGATCTGGGTCGGGTCTAGCATCGGTGGTATTGCCATCTGGGGTGATCTTACTGCGCTGTTTTAGATTGTCATATATTGTGGAAGTCTGTTTCTTAAACTGTTGATATTCTGGATCCTCTGCAAGGTCTCTTATGCGCAATGTGTCCACATCAAATTCTAAATCCACTTTCTGTCCCACACCGCTGGAACTTCTAGTTTTCATGAATTGCAGTTGATATCTACCACGTTCTTTCATTGCTCGGCTAGTGAATATACCAAACACGTTGTCTGCTGTTTGCACTTTGGATAATCCACCTGCTATGTGACTGTGATCAAATTCAATCTCTTCCACAGATGCTCTGTTCAACTGTGATGCTGTGACCATTAGCATTTGTGATTCCACAGCTAGGTTTCTCAATTCTTCCGAAACGTATTTGTCTTTGATAAACAGATCTGCCGGTGATACTTTTTTACTCTTAGGCATCATGAGATCTAGATAATCTATTAATATACAATCTATTTTTTTCTTATTCCTAATCTCTAATTCTTTTAGATATGTTTTAATATCCAACACTGTGCTGCCCGATGGCAGATACTTGATCTGCAGATTGCCTGCTTTTTTAGCAATCAGTTTTAATTTCATTTCAACATTGTCAATATCGGGGAATATTTTTCTTGTGGGAGTATTAGTGATCATGGCATCTAGTCTCATAGCAACCAACATCTCACTCAACTCAAAAGTGACATAACAACAATTCAATCCTGCACTGGCCCAGTTGACTGCTAGATTCTGTAAGAACAAAGATTTACCTGCACCCGATCCTCCTGCAAATATGTTCAGCTCTCCTCGGTTGAATCCACCAAATAACTTCTTATCAATGTTCGCCCAACCTGTGCTGATCTGTCCATTGGAATTTTTTAATCGCTCTAACCTACCTCGAGGATCGTCAAAATAATCTGTGCCAATGTCTCTGGTCAACCCAATGTTGACAGCTGCCTTGATCTTGTCTTCTACTGGAGCATAGTCGCCATGCTCTAATAAATCTGCAGATTCGAGAATGGCACGCTCCAATGCCTTGTGTCTAGAAAATGTTTCAAACTCATCCAGCAACCAATTAAAATGCGATGGGTCTAGATCTTTGGCTGTTTTTAATTTAATATCAAATTTAGCATTGACCAAATCCACCTCTGGCAATACTTTATATTGTTCAGCATATTCTTTAACAAATTTAGCAATAGGCATTAATTTTCTATCAAAATTATTGCTGTCAAAGATGTTCTGTGCTCGTGCAAATGACTCTGCATCGGCCAACATCATTTCTAAATATAATTTTTGTACGTCAAATGTATAATCAGCCATATATCTTCTTTCTTAAATCTATCTTTAATGCTGTTGATTCTGTAGATTT